GCTGACCATTATCTTTTTCGATCTTGCCGGTACCGATAGCACTGCCCCACTTTTCAGCATTGGCTTTCTGAGCTTCTGCCGGAGCAGCCTTACCATCTGCTCCTTTCAGGTTAACACCAATATTGGATGCATCGACGTTGGCCTTCATGCCTTCCAGTTTCTTCAGCTGTGCCACGTTGACGGCATCGGTGTCATTTGTACCAGCGGCCAAGCCGTTAATCTGACGGGTTACTTTCCCATCAGCAGTACCAATAGATACGGCTGCTTTTTTAGCTTTCCAGGTGGCTGTCGCATCCGTCGAATCTTTACCAGTGACAGGATCATAGCCTTCAACAGAGTCACCTTTTACTGTTGCCTGAGACCCGCTGCCGATGGCTACACCGTCAGCGACAAGTGCATTGGCATTCTGACCAAGAGCAACGGCATTTGTCACTTTATTTCCATACACTCTAGCATATCTGCCGATAGCAATGTTACTTCCGGAAACCGCACTTGCTACGGATCCGATGGTGACGCTGTCGGCTCCTGCCGAGGTATTTGCACCAATCGATACGGCGTTGCCGCCGGCTGCCTTAGCAGAAAGACCGATAGCCACTGCATTATCTGCGCCTGTATCGCTGGCTGCATTGGCATTATGGCCGATGATGACTGCATCAGAACCATTGGTTACCGTATTTGCAGTATCACTGGAACCGATAATCACAGTGTTCTTTTTTCTATCCAGGGTATGGTTGTCGCCAATGACAATATTGGACTGATTGGACTTTTTGATTGGTTTAACACTGTTGTCATCATAGCTGTCACCGGTAAGCGTATTGTTAGCACCGATGATGTAGTCATGCTTGCCGTTGATGACTTCATTGTTGAAGCCATCGACGTAGTTGTACTGTGACGACTCCTTGTCATCATAATCCTTGATGGCCGTCTCTTTTGAGGTGTCTGTCACCCATTCGCCCTTGGCATTCTGCACCTGGTTGCCTTTGACGGTATTACCGACACCGACGACCTGGGTCATATAGGCACTTTCAACGTTGTTGCCGCCGCCCATAACCATAACCTGTCCGCCGCTGGTCGGAACAGCTTTCTGTAAAGCCTCATCTAGCTTTTTAACATCCTTACTCAAAGCAGCCTTCATAATTTCAGATGCATTCGTATCATCAATCTTCCGATAAGAATTGGTGACTGTATTGCCTGCACCATAGATGATGACGGCATTCGAGTCAGTCGTCGCATTGGCCTGACCGACGATGCTGTTGGCCACACCGCTGAATACTTCAGACTGATCCGTACTTTTGTTCACATTAAATGTACCATAAGATAGAGCTGTTGCACCACGGAAATCATAGCCCATAAGCTTCACATCACCCGTATTGATGACACCGGAGTAAGAACCGGCTACCGTCGAAGCAATGCCATCTGCATGCGTGTTGAAGCCAGCAGCGATACTGCCCATACCCTTAGCGCCATCATTCTTTTCGTTGCTGTAATCCTTGCCATTAAAGTTTGTAAGCTTCGGCAGTGTTGTTTCATCGACAGCATAGTATTTGATGTTGTGATTTTTATCGTTCAGCGTAGCATCAAGGATACCAAGGTTTTCACCTGTGGTTTTGCCTTCCTTGACATACTTCAAAGGTTTATCAGCAGATACTGCCACCGGTTTATTATACGAATAAACAGTACCACCGGTTACAAGCTGCTTAGAACCATTTGCTTTCGGGTCGTTCGTATCCGATTTCGTAGGATCAGCAATCTTGCCGTTGCCGATAGCTGTGCCCCAGGCATTTTCGTTGACAGTTTTATCTGCATCTGATGCATCGGCTTCTGTAATAGTTTCGCCATCGTTACCAACAGTATAGGTCTTCAGGTTAGCACCAATATTGGTGGCATCAGACTTGGTATAAGGAGTCAGTTGTTCCCTGACGACGACATCATGGGCATCTCTGCCGTCATCTGCTTTGACAAGGCGATTGTAGTAAGCAGTATCATAAGTACCTCTTTCTACATTTGGAGAGATTGTATAATCATTCCAGGTACCATCGCTATTCCGTAATTTCTGATACTCCTCTTCAGAAATTTCTTTAACGCCTCCAGTATTAATATTACGTGTATAATAAGAATTTCCATCTTTCCATGCTTTTTGTTGCCATTTATAAGTAAGAAATGTATCTCCCTTATCGTGCCCTAAAGCAATCGTCCCAGATTCATCAGCCGTAGCCTGGTATCCCAAAGCTGTTGAGATATCTTTATAATGTAAGACGGTATATTTCCCGTCGGACTGACCGGCGTATTGATAATATCCTGACATTTTACCAGACTGCATTTCAGTCATTAATTCTTTATATTTTTCTTTTGTTACCGAAAGATATTCCCATCCAATGGCGTCTCCTGTTACAGTAGACTGATATCCGGCTGCCAAAGAGAGATCAGCATTGTTTTCTGTAGAGCCGCCTGCTATACCAGTTGAGTTTCTGCCATTAACAATAGATTGGAATCCACCGAAAGCTGTTGAATTGTATCCCAATACAACATTTCCCTGGCCACCTCCAACAGTTGTATAATCTCCTGATGCAAAATTCTTGACACCACCTACTATAGAAGCAGTGCTAGCATTTATACTTATAAGATTAGAAATTCCTCCAAAGATAGAAGAACTCCTTCCACTGTTTTTATTCTGCTGGCCGCCTACAACAATGGCACCTTCGGTAAAAGGCTGTTTACCATGACTCTGATTTCCATAGTAGCTCAAAGCTTCATTATTAAACCCGCCGATTACTACAGTCTCCCATCCATCAGCTTTATTTTGTACACCACCTACTGTAACAGAAAGTTTTCCAGATGCCTCATTACCCTTGCCGCCTACAGTAGTAGAATATGAGCCAGACGCTTTATTTTTAATTGGAGAATCACTAGTAAAATCATCACCACCGCCTACAGCTGTCGCACCTGTTCCGGAAGCAATATTATAGGTACCACCAACAATTGTACTATATCCGGCCCAATCAGATTTCTGAACTTCATTTTTATATCCGCCTAATATAGCAGAGTAGACACCATTTGTTATATTATGGCTACCACCATTAATCAATGTATAGTATCCAGATGCAGTGTTATATCTACCACCTACGACTACACTTCCTTTTTCCCTACTAGAATTTTTTTCATTTTTAGTTCCAGTAGCATTATTTTCACCACCAACAAGTACAGAATCATCTTGGAAGGTACCATAAGCATGATCCAAATATTTATTTTTGTCATCTTCATAAGCATACCAGGTGTCATTTATGGCGCTACCACCTAAAATCAAAGAATTGTTACCTGTCGCTTCAAATTCTACTTTGCCTTTACTATTACTGTCCTTAGTAACGCCATAGTTCTTTCCCAAATTGCGTTCCAGTTCGATGGTCTTGCCATCACTTCCATTATCAGTAATCTTAATGCCCCAACCTTTCTTGACAGTCAAGGCATTTTTAGCATCATACAGCTGTTTACCTGTAATAGCATCAGTAGATGTATCACTTACATCGCCCTTTGCCAGACCAGTGACTTTGTTGTTGCTGACATTAACATTGCCGCCGGAGATGGTGGTACCATTTGCTCCTAATTCAATTTTGGCACCGGTGGAGTTTGTTGTGCTCTTGCTGGTGATGGAGGTAATGCCTTTCAGATCCTTATTCAGCTTGATTTCCAGTTTGGATGCCTGAGTCGTACCATCCTCTTTTTCTGCTGCCGGAGTGGAAACGACACCGATGTTCCCGCTCGTCAAATCTACTTTCGTTGTAGCGCCGCCCGTGATATTGAGCGTCGTGTTGAGCTTTGTCGGAGTTTGGGTGTAGCCTTCCGGAACTGTGCCGTTTACATCGCCAGTAAAGGTAATGCCGTCATCCAGATTGGCAATGTATTCAGTCCCATCTATGGCATTTGAATATACCAGACGGCCTTTCAGGTCATTCGGTGCATCAGTAGCACTATGTAGATAGGTAGAACCTATTCTCCTCTTAGCATCAATATTGTTAAAGGCAATATATCCTTGTGCATTATTGTTATAGTCTTCTCCTACACCGAGGACGACGCCGCGCTTTGTCCCTGAAGTACCTTTTTCACTTCCATAGTTGACACTAACCGTAGATCCATCAATGCTCACACGATTTCCCAAGTTACTGGCTTCAGTAGAATCGGAATACACATTCAGGCTGCCACCATTACCACTAGTTGCTTCGCCAAGGACAATGTTCCTGTTCAGACCGATCTTGACATTGGAGCCTTTATTGGAAACAGCCACATTGCTGTGATCAGCTGTCCCGTTCTTTCCATCAACAGCAGGCGAAAAGTCAACTCTCGTGCCGGATTTGATAGTCGTGCCGGAAGTGCTGCCGTTGGTGCTCAGAGTCCAGCCTGTTGCTCCCGCTGACTCAATGGCTTTGTTCATCTGTCCAACCGTAGCTACATCAGTATCCGCAGACCCGTCGGCCACATTGGTGATACGGCGCTGGATTGGTGTTGTACTGCCATCAGCATTCGTCATTGTTCCACCTACAGAAACATAAGGCGTAGAACTGTCCTCAGTAGCCTGAGAATAGGCACCGATGGCAATATTGCCATCTTTGGCATGAGCGTTATACCCTAAAGCAACGGAAGACCATTTGATTTCCGGTTTTAATTTGATTCCATAAACATCATCTTTTACCGTACCAGAAGTTCCTGCACTCCCTTCCATTTCTACTACTTGGCTGGTTTCTTGAGTATTTTCAGCGACAGCATTAGAACCGATGGCAATGGACCCCCAGCCAGTGGCATCGGACTGAAAACCGACAGCTGTCACATAGTTGTTGTGCATCGATTCTTCAGATGGATTATTATCTCCTCCATCATTATATTTCCCTTGCTCACCTATAAAGACACTGCCTTTTGACTGACCAGCATTGCGGTCACCAATGGTAATGGTTTCCTGTCCTGCCTGTGCATACAAACCCCCAGCAAAGGAACCTGGTTCTTTTGCACCACCGCCTAGATAGTTGGGTACTTTTTGCCGTGAACGGTTATTGAAAGCATCGGACCCCCAGTATGGATACTTTGTCCACGTATTCGTTTTTTCATCAAAGTACCAGTAGTACTCATTAGCTCCTACAAAATCATTGTTCCGTAGACTCTGAGTTCCATCAGCCTGCGCCACTGGCACCCCTGTAAACGACACTGCCCCCAGCGCGAAAAGCACGGCAGCTGTCAGGGCGGAGCTGGTCTTGGCTACGCTGCTATGCGTATGGCGGCCGTGGCTCTTGGCGATCTCGGAGACAACGACGTAGCATTGCCTTACCTTACTGTAGATGACTTTGTAGATCTTGTTCATGTTGCATCTTCCTCCAACATTCTAAATCATCACGTGTTCGAACATGATACGAGTATTAAACTCTAAGATACCCTTAGCATAGAACCTGATGTTGTAGGAAGGTCAAATCATGGAATGAGGGATGCCACAAGCGGCTCTTTTTGCTCCCAAAGACGATTTTCCTTCTTTATTATCGTTCTCTTATTGACTTTTCATACGAATTTTACATTCATTTTGGGAGTTGCACCCCATCTTTATGCAATTGCTTACCATCATTTTGTTTTAAGATGACAATGGTATCTTAATGCGATAAAAACATTTTGTGTTATATCATAGGCAGATAAAAAATCCGCTCAAAAAATAACCGAAATTTTTCGAGCGGGTTCTCTTATGATGCCTTTGCTCATGCGGCCAACACAAGTGAGGTGTTCGACATGGTCAACTTCAAATGGGATCAGAAACGCGCACTCGAAGAAGTCCGCAAGATTGCCAAGGATAACGGACTGGCTTTCTGACAGAGCGCAACGGTGAGCAACAACTGCATAAAAATCAAGAGGCATAGGAGCCGTAACTCCTATGCCTCTTGTCGTACTTGTAACAAACTCTCTTGCTGTGTCATGGAACGGAGCGGAAGGGGCCTGCGATGACATTCCCCATGATGGGCCGCACACACTCGTCCTGTTTCTTCCCTGTTGCCTGGATCCGGCGCAGATGTTTCACGTTGTGTCCTATCTTGCCCGGACGATTCGGCTTCTGGAGCAGCTCAAGCATGTTAATCTGCTGTAGGAAGCTCTTGAGTGTGCCGCTCTTCCTCGCCCGGCGGATTTTCTGCGCGAGCAGGAGGATAGCGGCGTCTTCGACTTTGGCGAGATTCGCATTGCGCTGTGGGCCAAGGCCGAGTTCTTCTGCCATTCCGATTTTCCTGAGGTAATCTGCGAGGCTGCCGCGCGCAAAAGCGAACGCCATCCTCTCGTGAAGACGGACTGCTGCACGTACCATGATTCCGTCCAACCGTCCATCAAAATCAGCATGTCTCATAAGAACACACCCTTTCTGATGAATCAGAATCATCGTTTTGCTTGTCCTGCCAGAAGGAGTTGCCTTCTGGCAATTCTTTCCTAGGTTCTCATTTCGCGATGAACAAGAAAAATCCTGCCGGGTCACGTGGATCCGGCAGGATTTTTTACTTCTTTTGCTTATTTCGTGTCCATGATGGCCTGCGGGCCGCGGTCGCCGGTGCGGATGCGGACGGCATCGGTGAGCTCGTAGACGAAGATCTTGCCATCGCCGATGTTGCCCGTGCGCACGGCTTTCTGTGCGACTTCGAGCACGCGCTCGACCGGGATTTCGCAGACGACCGTCTCGAGCTTGATCTTCGGCACGAGGTTGATGTCGTACTCCTTGCCGCGGTAGACCTCCGTGTGGCCTTTCGACAGACCGCAGCCGAACACCTGGCTGACGGTCATGCCGAGCACGCCGATATCGTTGAGTGCCTGCTTGAGCTCCTCGAGCTTGCTGGCACGTGTGATGATTTCTACTTTCGTGATCTTCATAGCTGCCTCACTCTTTCTGCGTACTTAAAATCGTGTTTGCGAGCATCTCGCTGGAGTTCTCGAGGGAAGCGATTGGGCTGCCAGTCATCATGGCACTGGCATAACCGCGCTCGCCGTGCTCGACGACATCGAGACCTGCGATTTCTTCCGTCTCGTCTGCACGGACCTTCATGAAGTGGCTGACGATCTGGAAGAGGATGTACGTGCCGACGATGGCAAGAGCATAAGCGACGATGACCGAAACGACCTGAGCGAAGAGCAGGTGCGTCTCACCGTAGAACAGGCCGTCAGCACCAGCCGGGTTGACTTCCGTCGTAGCCCAGAGGCCCGTGGCAATCGAGCCCCAGGTACCGCCGATGCCGTGCACACCGAAAGCATCGAGCGAATCATCATAGCCGAGCTTCTCTTTGAGGACGGCGACAGCGAAGTAGCAGACGATACCACCGATAAGACCAATGGCGAGAGCCGGCATCGGCTTTACGAAGCCAGCTGCTGGCGTGATGGCGACAAGGCCGGCAATGCAGCCGGAAGCCGCACCGAGGATGGTCGGCTTGCCATTGCGGTACCACTCGACGAGTACCCAGGAGACCGTTGCAGCAGCAGCAGCTGCCTGCGTCGTGACGAATGCGTTTGCGGCAAGGCCGTTCGCGCCGAGAGCCGAGCCGGCATTGAAGCCGAACCAGCCGAACCAGAGGAGAGCTGCGCCGAGGACCGTCATCGGCAGGTTGTGCGGCAGCATCGCGAACTGGCCGTAGCCGCGGCGCTTGCCGAGCAGGATGCAGATCGTCAGGCCGGATACACCGGAGAGGATGTGGATGACGAGGCCGCCGGCGAAGTCAAGTGCGCCGAGCTGCGAGAGGAAGCCGCCGCCCCATACCCAGTGTGCCATCGGGTTGTAGATGAAGATGGCCCAGAGCAGGATCAGGACCGCAAAGGCTGCGAAGCGCATGCGCTCTGCAAACGCGCCGGTAATCAGGGCCGGCGTGATGACGGCGAACATGCACTGGAACGCGACGAATGCGAGCTCCGGGATGGTGCCGTTCTCGAGGACGTTGAGGCCGACACCGGCAAGGCCGATCTTGTCGAGGCTGCCGATGAAGCCATTGATATCCGTGCCGAACGTCATGGCATAACCGAGGATGACCCACTCAACGGAGATCATCGCGACGATGAAGAAACTCTGCATGATGGTCGTCAGGACGTTCTTGCTGCGGACCATGCCGCCGTAGAAGAACGCGAGACCAGGTGTCATGATGAAGACCAGGGCTGCGCTGATGAGCACCCAGGCCGTATCGCCAGTGTCAATCATAAGAATCCATTCCTTTCCATCAGTTCAATAGTTCCAAGAGGTTGCATTGATTGGAAAATATAAGAGCTTTTCCCGCTTGTTCCACCAACCGCTGAGCTTGGCCACAAATGCAAAAGGCGTCCAGCTGCATGGCTCATGAAGAGCATCATGCCTGCTGGACGCCTTTGTCCATTCCTGGCCGCTTGTTTGTTTTGGGGATTCAACGGAAAGTGTACCAGCCAGTGAACAGAAAAGCCCCGAAGGATCCGGTACCTGATCCTTCGGGGCTCCATTGCCTCTTGCTGATGACTCTATAATAGCAGGCTGTGTGATATTCGTCAACAGTTAATTTACATGTATACAGTATTTCAATGCTTTTTGACTCTGTTGTTATAGTAGTACATTGCTTTTATAACAAAATATACATAGAAACATCAGTTGTTACAACGTGATTTTACTGTCTGCGCGGCGTTCTGGCAAACTTTTTTGGGCGTGGCAAACGGCTTCCTGCAAGGGTTCGCGGGCACTTTTGGCAATCAAAAAGCGTCATAAAAGCCCGCCTTTTCAAGATACTCCCTTGTTCGTTCTGTATTTTCATGCAAGTAGATGCGTTCAAGGGTTCCCAGGTTCTTCCAGCCCCCCATCTTCTGAATGATGTACAGCGGTACGCCCTCATTAGCTAGAATCGTGGCGAAAGTGTGCCGCGTGCTGTGTAACGTCACGTTCTTCTTGATGCCTACGGCCTTAACAGCGTCGTGAAAATATTCTGTTACTTGTGCTGGATTCATATGGGTTCCCCTGCTATTCAGGAAAACAAAATCATCTGGATTCGCCTGCCCCTGTGACTTCCGTATGATCTGCCAGAACTTCAAGCGTTTCATTACAGGCGGCGGCAAACAGATGGCTCTTTTTCCTGCTGGCGTCTTTGTCCTGTTTACAAGTTCGTACTGATAACGCTCATTCCGCAACAGCACGTTTTCGATATAGATCTCGCCGCGCGTAAAGTCAACGCAACGCCATGTCAGCCCCAAAAGTTCCGAACGGCGACAACCAGTAATAAAGAACATATAATATAGGAAACTATACAAGGGGCGTCGTTTGCTGATATAGCTGAGCACGTCCCTCGCTTCCTGTTCCGTCAACGCTTCGCGCGGTTTCCTGCTTTCTGTAATCTTGACGCGGCTTCTAAGCTCAGTCTTTCCTATGGCCCGTAAAAATGTGTTAATTGCGTTCTGTGTCTTGACGCCGTTGCTCTTGCTGTGTCTTTCCTGAGCCATTACAATGGCGTCGAGCATATGCCTTGTAACATCTCTAACTTTCTTCCCTTTCAAGGCAAGTGCTATAAGATTCACTTGCCTACGGTATAAGCGTCTTGTTGAAACACTCAGCTCCCTACTCTTGATCGTCTCGAACCACTCCAGCAGCAGGCGGGAAAACTCCTGTTCCTCTAATGGTTCTGGTTTCTCATGCTCTTTCTCCAGCGTCAGCAGCAGGCTCGAATCCAGATGGAACAATGTCATCAAGCGCTCCCGCTCGTCCAATGCTTCCTCCAATGTCTTGCACTGCTTCGTGATCTTCTCTTTCTTCACTCCCTTCTTGCTCGCAGGATCCGGGACCGTGACAGGGAACGTGATCTGATACGTATCCCGATCGGCACGGTATGTAATATATTTATGCTTTGCATCTTTCTTCATTGTGCTCTTTCGTCCTTTCTTTTTTGAATCGAAAGATGCAGACAGCTGTATACCTTCTATTATATCACGGATCCGGGGGATTTTTGCGCGCAAAAAAAGACGCGGCCTATAAAAAGACCGCGCCTAAAGAAAGGACAGAAAATATATAAAAGATACAGGTATACTATATCACGCTGTATCCAGATTGTAAAGGGGTCACTGTTTCCGTGACTCCTTAGAATTTAGCGGTATTGAGATCGATCGGATAATCGTCCCCAATCGTTCCCTTGTCTGTATATTGCCAGATCCCGCAACAGTAATCCGGCTGCGGGGCGTACTGAGCTAACCAGATCGTGTAATTCGATGCAAGGTAATGATAATCCAGATGGTACGTAAACCAGCCCTCGTTCGCGTATACGCCGCAGTTCAGGCCGCCGAGACCGTCCGCGAAAGCGTCACATTGATCTGTAGCAATCCCGTGATCGTAATCGTGATTGGTTCTCCAGTCAGAATCCTCCTGATCAAAAAAGATAGGCAGCTCGAAAAGAGCGCCGGTCTTGTCGATGATTTCGCGGCAGTAAATGCCCTCCTGAAATGCCTGATCTACGTCCAATGCATACGAAAACCAATACGCGCCTAATTTTAGGCCGAGCTTCTTTGCTTCGTTCACATTCTGGTAGAATTCAGAATCAAGATTCCCCTGACCGTATCCCGCTCGAATTATCGCAAATTCTACGCCGGAATCTAACACTTTATCCCACGAATCAAAATGATTATTCTCGCTAATGTCGATACCTAGAGCCATCAAAATTCCTCCTGTTATACTTCAAAAACTTTCGATTTTGTTACCATTTTGCAATCGTAACTTGTACCGCCGCGCCTTTTATGATCTTATCCTTATTCCCGTCTGTATACAGGCTATAGGATACGTCTCGATTCCGGTACGTCAATACAGCATCTGCATGATTATCGATAACCGCGATTCCTGCTTTTATATCATGCTTCTTTTCCTGTGAGACAGCGTAATAATTATTGGTATAGATCTTTGTTTCTTCTGGCTTGTCTTCGGCGCGATTCTTGTCTTTATTTTCCGGTTCTGTATTCTCGATAATCTGCGGAATATCATTCTTCTCTTTCACGATATAATCTGCATGATTTTCGGCCGCAAAATTCTCCGCGATCTTATCCCCTTCTGCTTCTGTTTTCGTTATCTTCTGGAACGGTCTATCTTTGATAATAATCCCTTGTTTCTTTAGGTCATTATCAGCCTGTTTCCGGGTCTCGAAACTCGTATCAAAAGAGTAGACAGGAACATTGATTTCTGGTTCTTTTTTCTCTTTCTTGCAGGAATTGAATATCAGACAAATCAAAAGAATCAGGATGACAGCAGCCGCAACATAAACCCATTTCTTATACTTGCCGAACACTTCTAGAACCTTGTCTTTCATGGGTTATCAGCCTCTTTCCGGCGCTTGTCCGCGCGGCGAATTAAATACGCTGTTCACTGTATGCCCTGTTACGGATACGCCTGCAACTGCGAGATAGAACGTCTGTAACTGACCTAAATCAAAATGCGTTTTCCCGATTCCGTTAAAATACCATGCAGCGAGAAAGATGATAATAAAGAAAGTCGTCGTCGTAAGAAAAGGAAGAAGAAACTTATAGAGTTTTTCGCGCAAAATAAAACGCCCTCTTTCTCTCATTATTTTACGAGTGAAATATATATCCCAGCGCCCGAAATAATTGCGCTAAAGATACAAATAAATACCTCTTTCATGCCTATGATCTTGTTCTTATCTGCTTCCAGTTTTGCCAGACGATCAGCAAGGTCTTTATTCTCTTTCGCGGTTGATTCGAGGACAGCTAAACGCCTGTCTATCTGCGCAATCTGCTGCGCCTGCTCGTCACATTTCTTTTCGATCCGAACCAGCGTATCATAGATGATATCATTGTTTTCCACATCTATTTTTCCCTTCTATAAAAATAACCGGCGGCAAAATAAAACCGCCGGACATATGTATTATTTATCCCATGTATCAACGAATTCAAACGTAAATGTTTCGCCGTTATCGAATCTTTTTTTAAAATCTTGATAAACGTCATAACTGTATTTTGTTTTATCACTTACATTTTTTCCTGCTGAAAATCCAGTTGTATATTGAAAAGTATAGCAGGAATTATTACTATCATTTCTCCCCCAGTAATTACTAGTAATATCTGGAACAACAACTACCCAATTATTATTGCTATCCGACATTTTTATACCGTGATTTGTTAAATATGTATATATAGATTGTCCCTTCTTGCATACATTTCCGTCTACGATATCCCTAACGGAAAAATATAGAGTTGGGGAAGAATAATAAAACAAATTAAAGAATGATTCTGATTGATAAGCTCCCCCCTGTTTTAATGTGTATTCCGTTCCGTGGATCGTCAATTTTACCGGCGTTTTTGCGTCTTTATCTGCCTTGCTGAACGTGAACTTATTTTCAACACTCTTTACGGCAGGATCTGCGGTAACAGTCAGAACCTCGCCCCATTTACTGAACGTATGCGAGACGGTACTTAGATTTCCTGCATCATATCCCTTGTCCGGCACAATATCAAAGTTCGCGGTAAAAGATCCCGGCTTGATACTCATTGTTCCGGTCGTTGCCGTTATCTTACTGTCAAGGCTTGTATAACTGATCGTCTGGCCATCTGTCTGCGTGAGATTTACGGTAAATCCCGGATCTGTAGCCGTACCGGATCCTGTTGCCGTGCCGGTCGTGAGTGTTCCGGCCGCGCTATAAAAAGTCTTGCCGCTGGCTACGTCTGCTGCTGTGGCCGTCGTATCTGAGACCTCGCAGAAAACCGCGTTCCCTGTCTCGTCCGTCAAGGGAATCATGATGGAAGGCACGCCCGTATATTTTGCGCCCGCAATCGTTACATTTCTTTTCATCTGCATTTTCCTTTCTGTGTATTGTATCTTTTATATTTTTTCCTCTAAAGGTACAGGGGGACAACGCGTCCCCCTGTAAAAAATCACTTGATCGTCAGGATCTTGCTGGTTGTATCCTGCGAGACGAGTACGGCTGTCAGCGTACCGGTTACTTTCGCGCCGTTAATATACGCCGTCTGGCCCGTGACGATGTTAGCAGCCGTTGCCGTTGCGTCAGCCGTATCAACGACGGTTGTTTTGCCCGTGACGCCCAAAACACTGACGCCTGCTTTGATGTTTTCCGAGACGAGTTTAGCTGTCTCTGTCTCGTCGATCTTGACGGAACCAGCGCCGGAATGATAGCCTGCGGGGATCGTGTAAGATCCTGCGGCCGTAGTAATCACGCCCGTGACAGCGCCATTGTCTGCCATCGTACCAGAGATTGAACCAGAACCAACGAAAGCCGTCTTTCCCGTCAGGATATTGTCTGAAACGGCTGTAGCAGCGCTCGTATCAAAGAAAGCTGCGTCGCCCGTGCCATCTGCAAGCGGGATCTTGATTTCTGGTACATCGGAATACGTCACGCCATTAATCTTTACATTCTTCATCTTTTTTGTTTCCTTCCTATTATATTAATCAATCTACTCTCAGGGCTATGCCGTCATACGAGATCCGGCCATAGTTTTCCGGGATCGCCGCAACAGTAACGCGGCTTAATCCCTTGTATCCTGCATCTGGTACAACGATCTGCTCTGATTCCGTGGGGATCACGGTCTTAGTCTGCATCTTTCCCGGGGGCGCGCCCATAGAGACGCGGCCGGTTATGGTTTGCGCGCCGAAAATACCCATATCAATATGTCACTTCCTCCTGCAAAACAAAATCTGTCGGGGGAATGAAAGTATATACGTCTCCTGCTGCTGTAGTCAGTTGGCAATCATAGACGTATGTACCATAATCCAGCGTCTCTGTATCTTTTGGCTCGATCTTCACGACGCCATCCGATACTATTTTCTGGATCAGCGTATCTTTATCGGCCGTGGATCTCTTGACGGTCAACTTGATCTGATCGCCGTCCTGCGGCGTATAATCATCGGTCACGACGTTGATATACGCGGTATCCCCGCGCGTCAAAAGGATCCGGCCGCTTTCTGTAACTCTGAACATGTCAACAACTTCTTTCCTATATAATATAGAGCTTACAAACTGCCTCCCCCGCCGCTGCTGCCTGTGTTGGGATTGTAAGAGGGATCCCGGTTCTGCTGGACGAACTTAGAGCGGTTCATCCGGCAGAGTCTGTAGTTCGCGTTTGAATACGGCAGCTTCCAGCCTGCTTCCTGTGATTCTTGATCGTACTTCCCTTCTTTATTCAAGACGCGGATATTATTGTAATCAAGGATCAAGGATCCTTTTTGCGTTTTTGCGCCCGTCAGTCCGGGGGATTGTGGCGCGCCCAGAACATGCAGATACGTATCTGTATATCCCTCCAGCGGATTCCCGTCTGGATCGTAGATCGTGCCGTGTACGATCTGGCCATTGCTGAAAGTGCCTTTCGCTGTAAACCCGCCGCCGATCGGCATAGACAGGCCGGTCGCTCCGATTCTGCCACTATACTGAAAATCCTTAATAAAGTTCTCCGTGCGGTCTGTATCTTCAAAACCAATAGACGTTATTTCATCTTCTGTATTGCTCCACGGCAGACCGAAACAAGATTCCGTCCAACCTCCGTGCCTATTGATGTAATAACCGTTATCTTCTTTTTTTTCTTTTGCTGTGTAGTCACGGACGGAAAAATCGCCGTTGCTTTCTGCGTTCCAATCTTCGGCGTCATAACCTTCGGCCAGTTTTATCGCGCCGCCGTTGCTGGTAATGAGATACTGAGTCCCAGACGTAATATATATTGGCCGCCATCTTGTAGCAGTAAAAGTATTTGCAGCAACTCTGTAATCAATCTCTCCTTGTATACCGGCAAATGTATCGGCCGACATACGCCACGATTTTATTGATTTATATGTTGAGATCGTACCATCCTGCCAGCTGTAAGAGGGAAAAGCATATCCCCCAGCCGACGATGTAACATATGCATACCATGAACCATCCGAGAAAACGCGGCCATAATAACAGGCGGAATTTTTATAAGATACAAAACCGTCGGGTTTCTCGATTGGCGGCCACGGCCTGCCGCTTGCTGGATGTTTGCTTTCCATCTCTGAAATTCCGCGTCTGCAAAGGGTTTCTGCTTCATCCGCGTACTGTTTTAGATCTATCGTTGCATTTCCTGCAATAACTGGTACGTTTTCTTCTGACTCGTTGAAATCGATATCTAGCAATGTATCGCCGCTATCAGCCCAACTGGAATGACTATGCATTGTACCGCCATACATAACAATTTGCCCTAGCCCAACAAGATCCCAGCCCGTAGGGGACAGTTCAACAACCTGATCGTTGCTTTCCCAGCGCTGTGAAGTGACGTTGACTAACAAGGCAACGCCCCCGCCTGTAGCTGGTACAAAATATTTATTCTTGATATTGTAATGTCTATCATAATTATAGTTATAGCTGCCGCTGATAAATTCCAGCAGGTTGCCGTTTTTATCGAAATCTGCATCTAACACATAATTGTGATTGTTTGGCGGCGCATATATCGATCCTATGTGGCTGTTATAGCTGCTATTGACAAAAAAATGATCGTATGTCGTCGTTTTTAGGCCGCGTATCGGATTAAATGATAGATCACTTGTCGCAATGATACCATTTTTCGATGAATCGTATTGGTTGATAACCGGTATACCTGATTTGCTCCTGATGCCTGTACCGGCTCCCCCGCCTGTCTCCAGATTGCCGTAACAGATATCATCATGCGTATACAGCGACATACCGGGATAGCCCCAAAAATTGCCGATCTTTTTATAACTGGATCCGTCAGTCGTTGTGACGGTCGCGCCGTCGTCAGATGCAACAATCTTGTGCTGTGCGCCTAGATCTGCCAACTGTATCAGCCTCCAATGATAATAGCATAACTATTATTGACTAGCTGGCAATATACCGAGGATCCTTTATTGCAAAACATATCCGTGACTTGCTTGCAGGGATAAGTCTTACCCCCGCAGGATACCAAGCCGCCGCCTAGATACGTGCCGTTATAGACTTTCGTCTTGCGGTATACATCATCATGCTTATTCTTCTCGATCTGCTCGATCGTATCGGCTAGGATCCTGATCGCGCCAGAACTATCTGTATAATATCCCAAAATAAAACCTCCTATCTGCGGATCCAGCGAGTAATTTCCAGTGATTGTTTCAAACTCGTAACATCTTGTCTTACTGTATTGCGGACAAGATAATATTCGTGCCCGTTAAATCTTATGCGTTCCGTGAAATCTATGATATGATCCATCTTAGGCTTACCAGAGATAACCGGCATGATAATATCAAGGCTAACCGTCTCCTGTATCGATCTATCATAGGAATCTATCTCGCTCTGGATCTGCTTGCGAATCGAATGGTCTACGGTCGGGATATACGGATCTGTTTTTGCGTTCGCAAGATCCCGCTGCCGCTTTTCTTCTTCTTCTTTTTCTTCTTCCTCTTTCTTCTTGTTGTCAGCCGCCTGTTGTAAACCGGCGTTCTGCTGGTTCTGCGTATAAGGCAAAGTTCTGTTAATGATACCGGAACCAGAGATCGAGGAAGAAACGAATTGACCATCAACATAGGTAGATGTGCCGGTAAAGCTGCCGCCTAAAAACGCCGTATAAACATCGGTTGTCTGCGTGACGCCGTACTGATCGCCGTCCTCTGTATGCGAGTGGGATCCAGTGCCGCCATAAGCATACGAGGTATCTGTATGCCTCCAAGTGCCATCCGCGTTATCCGTGCGCTCATGCACGCATTGGTCATCCACGTCATAATCACGGGTCACGACAACATCGACTTTTTGATGCTTTTTCCCGTCCTGGTCAAACACGTCGATATAGTGCACTTCTTCGACGCAAAGGCCATCCCAATACGTCTGTTTAATGTGGTCTCCGTAAATTGTGCCATTGAATCTAAGTTCTTCGGTTCTATCTGTATCGTCATCGTTCGGGTTCTTATACTCAGAATCATCCGGTTTATCTTTATCTTTGTCATCTTTGTCAGCCTGATCAGGATCCTGCTGGATCTTTGTGCGCCCGCTGCTGCTCGTATTGCTTTTATTATTGGAAGCGTAGGGCGAATAATAGATAGATCTCTCGATCTCTGGTTCTGTATGTGGTAAATTCGTGATATCATACACGCGGGTTTCTCGGCCGCGCTGCAAGATATACAAGGTTGAGCCGCGCAAGAACACATTAACGAGTCTCCAAGGATATTGACTTGTCCAGCCAAAAAGCCCAGAAAGCAGATCTGCGTACGTGATATCCGTATCCGAGAAATCAGATTCCGGCGTAAAATTCGAGAATCTTGCATCTACATGCAGGGAAAGAGATTCCTTGATCCGGTTCACGTACCATTGTGCACGTAACATGTATTGGTAGCTGGCTTTCCTGCTGCGGTTCAGCTCTCTCTTGCGATAAGAATCGTATGTCATTCCGGTATACAGCAGTCTGTCTTTGTAATGCATAGCGCTGATAGACTGCCGCGCGCCTGTGTTCTGCGTCGATTCTATTTTCATCTCATAATCGTAATCGATGAATCTGCCTTTTAGAACGTCTCCCGGCCAATAATCAAAGCCGATAACGTCAGCGCTGATCTTATCCGAAAGAGTATTTTCCTCCAGCGAAAGCGTGAACGAGATAACGCCCTTTTCTGCGCCCTTTGTCACATGTTTCGGAAATGGAGTAAACTCTGATTGCGGTTCAAAAACTGGTTCCTTCGTCCCGAACAGATCGAACGGAATCCGGCGAACGGTATCCTCTGCCACGATTGTAGACTTATCAAGAGTTCTGTGCGTGTCAAAACCGTACTGCCTAAAGCCCTGTGAACGGATCGTATCAAACAGAACAGAATAGAAGTTACCAACGGCGCGGCGCGTATCAAAATCCGCAGATCTTGCGACGCCTACGCCTATCAAGCGATCTGTATCAGCTGGCAGAACTTCGGATCTCTGCAAATTACGGCTTGTATCCAGATCAATGATCTCGACGGGACGCGCATCAAAAATAAAGCCTCCTACAAGGTTGTGGCCGTAATTCGTTGCAGAAAGCTGGTAGTATTTATGTATACCGAGATTACCGAGATTGCTGAACCGGATATATGGTATCTTACCGCTCCTAATCGTCTTTATCGGCGTCCAATTCTCTGCGTCATCTGAGTAAGACAGCGTCATGTCTACATCGTCATAGTTATCAAGTTCGAAACTGTCCTGAAAGCAGACCGTAAAATTCTTGAGATCTATCTGCGTATTGATGCAGAACTGGATAGGGCAATACATGTATTCATACAGTATATCGCCGCCACACAATAGAATAGGATAGTTTTTAGTATATGATGGATCAGCAAAACGCGCGGAAAGGTCATCAATCCCCCATTTACTGACTGTATCGGATTTGATATCCATCGGCATAAGCCATTGGCGTTCGTTGTTTTTGCAGTCCTGCAAAGGTTCGAGAGGATCCGAGCTGACAATGATATTACTAAAGAATACGTCAGATCCGTCAGATTGTAGATAAAGCGTCTTGAAATAGCCGTCATCCGGTCCAACGTCCTTATCTGTGATCGCGGTTATCTTTACGCCGTCGTACCAGTATTCGATCAAAGAACCTTTATTGGCTTTGCCCGCAATCATATGCAAGCAGACTTGATGTAATCCAGCCCATGTCAATTTATCCTCGTGTACCTGATTGTCGTGCGCAAAAGTAAGGATATTGTCGCCGTTACGAGTTATGCCGTCTACCCTGCTGCCTGTGCTGTTGGTCTTATAGTAATAGCCATTATACGCGCGCCAACGATTCGAGGTTCCTGCTGTGCTGTACACATCAAAGCGGAACCAGTATTCCCGCGCCGTGGGAATCGGGAAAATACCGGCGTACTTTTCTTCGTTCGAATTATTGTTTATCCAGAAAGCGTAACCGGTCTTGCTCTGCGTCTGGTCTTTTGGCTGGATATTATGTCCCGGAAAAATCAAGCGCTCTTTATATCCCGGGTTATCATACCGGAATTTATATGCAATCTCTCGATCTGTATCAGAAAGATTGATAACGTTGCCCTTGAGCACGCGGCTTGTTGAAAAACCGAGCAGCTGAGACAATCCGACGATACGAGCCGTATCAGAATCATTGGTTACAGCCGTATGAGCTGCGAGCCAACGGCGTGTATCAGAAAGACAAGTCTCGATCTGGCCGGTATGCCGAACGGTATCAAAACCGGCTTTGACAGATTTATGAACAGTCCGGTCTGTATCCAGCACATACGATACATGATAGGATCTTACGAGCGCGAAAGCATGATCAGATTTTGTTGTGACGGTCGTCTTACGTGAGACGACAAAGGCTTTATCGTTTGTCTTTATGTTTGCCGCCATCGTATCAAACCTTCTTTGCCGTTATCGTTACTGTCCCTAGACTGTCTTTTGTCACGTTCGTGCTGCCGGTATTCAAAATCTGATCGCCGTCAGCCAGAGTATAATCAGATGTTACGCCGCCGTAATTGACCGTCAGCGCGTTAATATCCTCGTTATTACGGCTGGCTGTACAGATATAGGATCCCCCCAGCAGCTGGTAATCCGCCGTTGTGATACTACTGGTATCTAAAGTTACGGTTCCCACGGCTCCCACGGTCTCCAGATCGTATGTATTATTGGCGCTGGATACAAAGTTACCGCCGTGCGCCGTAGTCGTGAGTTCTTTGATCTCGTCGTTTTTATACAATTTGAAATCTGCAATAATCAGATCCCTGATATTGAAACTGGATCGAATACGGATCTCTGTCATTTTTGCCGCGCTGGAAAATCCCGTCGCGTAATACTTGCCCGTATATGCATGTGTACCAGCAATGCCGTCAGCGTGTAGATAGACTTTCCCGTCTGTATGGGTCTGCAACGTATAATGAAAGATATAATCGAACCATTGATTATAGGGTATCCTGCAATCATTATGCCCATACATGCCGTTATTCGTGTAGGAATCCAGAATATCAACAAGCGTTACGGTTGTTCCGTCCGTGACAACGACGGTAACATCTGCGTGATAATTGGACGCGCCATTATACAGGCTAACTTTCTGCCAGCAGTCTGTAACGCCGGGGAATGTCTTGCCGCAATAATCATTTACATCGTCTGTTGCGCTGTTGCGATCCATATACGGCTTTATATTGCCGTTCCGGTCATTTGCGGCCGTGTATACCCAGCGGGAACCATGTACATCAAAAAGATCTGGATAGCAGGGATTTATATAAAGCATAAAATATCCCTCCTATGAATCAAAGTGCAACGATCTTTGCAGATACTCTTAATTTAACAGAAATATCGTTTTGCGGATTCTCGTCCGTCGTTGACGTTGCTTTAGCCCAGAAAACAACGTTCTTTTGAGCGATCGCAAGGGGGATCGTCGCAGAAGTAGAAAACGCAGAATCTGCGGGGGCTGCGTCTGCTGTATTGCCAGCAGAATAAGCAACGAGCCACTTCCCGGCCGTCGTGCCGGTAAAGTCAATCTTTGCGCCGTCCGTATCTGTCGTATATCCTGCCTCGCAACGGATCGCCAGCTTGATAATCTTTGATTCTGCCTTACTTGCATCCAGCGTGGCAGCGATCGGGCTAGTCTGTGCGCCGTCGCTGGATACCAGCGTACCGTCCGTTTTGTCCTGTGTCGGGTTGTTCATATACACGTTAATATAAGCATTTGCCATAATCTTAAATCCTCCATAATTCTATATTTGCGTTGATATAATCTGGAAATCTACTGACGCGCGAATACGATTTGACAACAACACGCGCCTGAAAGATCTGTTTCGCCTCGTCCTGAACGTTGACTATAACGCGGTTATGCCAGTAACTTTTGACGAGTTCCCAGTTTGGTTTATTGAATTGCAGTTTCCAGCTGATTGTATCGCCAGCAGTAATATGACCGTAATCCTGTACGACGACGGAACCAAAAACCTTAACAAGTTCCTGACGGTCATCCGGCGTGATCGTGTTGTCGTCGCCGGGATCTGACATGGAAACGGCTTCGCCAATCCTTACAGACAAGAGAATCACACTCCATATTTATTTTCATAATAATTTGTTTTCATGGGCTGCAACGCATCGTTTACTTTCGTGGCCGTACGATCTGCGATAAGATCAACAATGTCATTTGTCATAACGGTATCCGAGACATTTGTGTTGATCGTAACAGATGGATTATACGCAGTTGGCTGAACCTCTAAAGTCCTGCCGGCTCCAGTCAGGTTATTGATGACTGGTTGTAATGATGATTGCAGACTGTTTACTGCGCCGCGTAAGATCTCAACGGCAGGCCCTGCGTTAGCTTGTGCACGCGCGGCCTGTAATTGATCGTCCGAGACAATCGGGACGAGGTTATCTTTCGCGGATTTCATTGCCGCCTGAAAACTTGCAATTTCTTCTGGGCTAGTCATTGCATTTGCAGGGATCTTCATCTCCCTGCGCATCTGCTGGATGATACCTTGTACGCCGCCTCTAGACCATGCACGAAAATACTTGAGCTGAGAGGAAAACATAGATTGAGCGGTTTCCTCATATGACTGGCGTTTCTTTTCCTCGGCCCATTCCGTCGCTTTTGCCTCGTCCAAACCTTTCTGCTTCCAAGCCTCGGCCTCCCGGTCGATCTCGTCCAAACGATTCTGGAACGAATCTTTCCAGATCGAATCAATCTGGCTTGCAACCTGCCGATCCCATTCCGCATTAATCTTAGATTTGCGCTGCTCTGCCCATGCAGCTGCCTCGTCCTCTGTGGCTCCTGCTCTGACGTATGCTTTTGCCTGCAAGTCAATCTGATCCAATTGGTTTTGCAGATCCGTTTTAAACGCCTCGGCCATCGGGGCCGTGACATTTCTAAATTTGTCCTCGCTGATACGTGTAGATTGAGCGCTGATAAACTTATCAATCAGATCTTTCGGCACGCCATTCGCTGTGGCTTTCTCAACCTCTACCCACATGTTATGCGTTGCATTTTCTACGTCATTGTGAGTTAAACTATAGATTTTCTCACTCAGCTGTCCGGCTGCGGTTGCCCGCCATTCCATCGCCTGAGCGGCCTTGTTTTGGGCTTCTGTATTCGCGTCTGTGGCTTGTTTGGAATCCTGTTCGGCTTTCCTAAAATCGATATCAACGCCCGTGAGATCTTTGAGTTTTAGAGAGGTATCGTCGATCTTACCGGCATATTTATCCCATTTGCTGGTATCGAGGCTATTATTGAGCGCGTCAGCAGTCTGCTGCTCGAACTTGCTGTATTTCTCTTTCCCGGCCGCTACCTGTTGCAGATGGTAGTTTTCTGCCCAGGTTGGATAATCCTTACTGTGCGTTGCTAACTGATCGTTACGGTATTTTGCTGCCTCGCGGCCGCCAAAAAGCTCGTAACCGATCGTACCGGCAGCAAGCCCGCCTGCAATCGGGATAAAGCCTAAACCGCCAGTTCCGACGCCAAGCGCTGCGGCCGTTAATACTCCGATTCCTCCCCCAGCAGCAAGACCAAAATCAGACTGCATTGTCTGTTTACCGCTGGCATAATCCGGGACGTTTGCGGCGAGGATCTTATCCTCTCGCGTTGTACCCATATCCTTGCCGAGCTTGCCAACTGCAACGGCAACAGATCCTGCTATCTTTCCGACTTCTGCAAGGGCAGCGCCCCAGCCAGTTATTGCGGCCTTGATATCATCCTTGTTATCCTTTATATAAGATACAAGGTCTTTCATGCCTTTTGTAACCTCTGGCATTACTTCGCGCGCGATCGGAATCATAGCCGATCCGAAAGCTAGACCGAGCTGTCCCGCTTCAGCTTTCATTACGCGCCATTCGAGGGATAACTTGTGCGCCTCGTTCGGATCCAAAAGACCTGTTGTCTCGATGGAATTTGCGATCTGGAGATTATCGGCGTAATCCTCCAGCAGCGGTACTAATTCCGCGCCGCGCTTACCCAAAACAGAAGCGGTAAATTCTTCCTCTTTTCCTGCCTCTGCGGCTTTATGATAACCTTTAGCGAGTTGGTCTAACTGCTCGTTGATCGGCAGCAGATTGCCTTTTTGGTCTTTTAGGTTGATCCCGAACTTAGACAAAGCAAGAGTCGTGCTATTCATGCCGTTTTTGGAAGCTAAGACTTGCTTATCGAGCTGAGAGAAATACGGGATAATAGCCTGTATATTGGTTCCGCTGACGGAAAACAGGCGCGATAGTTTACCGGCCTCTGCTGTCGTGAGATGCAAACGATTAGACAACTTGTAGAGGTTTTCGCCTGCCTCCATAGCCGATTGTGTGATATTGAACAGTCCGTATCCGGTCGTGGCTATCGCCATCATCCCGGCCATCTTGTTCGACAACTTACCATAAGCGCCGGTAACGGAATCAACGCCCTCTTTTGCCTTCGTGGAAGCTGTTGCGATACCAGACAGAACTGTACCAACTTTGGAATGATCTGCGTTATCGACGGGCGTCAGGGCCTTTTGCTTTGCTTGATTGTCCCTTAATTGGCTTTCCAGTTTTGCAACGGCTGCCTGCTGCTTTAAGACAGCTGTCAATGATCCGCGCGCGCTGGAAGAATCCTCGCCGTTTTTTGCGACGTTTTGTTTATACACCGCGTTTCGAATCGCAAGGATCTGTTTCTGACGAGTCAGCAGGTCGTTAAGTTCTTGTTCTTTACGCTTTAAGAGATCCAGCTGCTGTTCCGCGCCCTGTAGTCCTGCTGTATCGATACTAGACTTGATCTTGATCTGATTCGATTCTTGATTCAGTCTTTTGATTGCGTTGGATACAGTTGTATCAGCAGTCTGGAAATCAATCTGCAACTGACTGATATCAAGGCCAAGGCCGATAAACAGTTCGTCTACTGTCTGCCCCTTTTGAGCCATTAATCTTCTCCTTTCTTGTAAGTTTCCTTCCTATTATATATACGCGTCTTTTTTTGCGGCCGATCACATCGGTAAAACGTCCTCGATTGATGCATACTTTGGCGCGTTGTCTACCTTATCCATGACGACGATGAAATCCAGCGTGTCTGCTAGATCCTGCTCGTCGATCTGCCGTAACGTCCAATTGTATGCCTTGACTAGTCCCGCATAAAAAGACATGACTTGCTCATACGGGCTTAGATTTAGATTTAATCCTCGCCCGTTTCCGCGTTTGGGATCTGTTCTACCTTTTCTGTAACAATGCCTATGACAGCTTTAGCCAGCAGGACGTAAGCAGGATAGATATCAGCAGGATCCAACTGGTTAACCTGCTCGTCCGTCAGATGATAGAATTTCTGGATGATTCCCACGCGGGCATCCATAATATCAAGAAAATGCATTGTATCCGCGTTTTCGCGTTCCTCTTTGTCGTACTGTACGATCTCCCGCCAATCCTTCATGGTCGGGCGCGGGGCCTTGATGGTTTTCTTGCCGATCTTGATAGTAGGCATATCCATATATAATCACGTTCCTTTTTATCTGTTTCCTTCTATATAATATAGAGCGTTGTACAAAAATAAGAGGGGGCAATAGATCCCCCCTCTTACCCCTGTTTATTATCGGTCGTTTTTTCGCGGCGAAAAATCAATCGAACGTTTTCTGCTCGTTGAGTGTGTACCACTTTTCGCCGGTCGTTGCCTGATAGCCCGTGGCCTCCTCGTCGGCCTGAACCAGTGCGAGCTTATCGGAATTACGATAGATTGCCGTACCAGTAATAGACGGCGTTGTGAAAGAAATACTTTCTTCCTTCGTTTTGTACGTTTCATCTGGCTCAGCAAACTTGACCTTCGTGAACCGAACAAAGCGTTTCTTACCGTTGTTTTTCTGCGCCTCGAACATAACGGCAAAGTACGGCGCTACATCGTCGCCAGATACCTTCATTGTACCCGTTGCAGAATCGAACGTATGGCCCATAAGCAGCGCGCGATACTCAGTCGGCAGCTGTGCCGTCTCAATTGTAAGTTCATATTCTGACGTTGCGTTAGCCGTCTCTACTGCAACGTTATCGCCGTAAAGGCTTGCGCTGTTGTTTTTCGGCTTGATCTGTACCTGTCTCAGCTGCGGAACAGAAATAACGGTATCGTAGGTAGTTGCGCCGCTGGTTGGATCGTCAAGAACCTTTGCAACGTGAAAATTGCTGATACCAACGAGCGCGGAATTGACGATACCAGATTTAAGTGTTGTATCTGCCAAAAAAATCACTCCTGTATAATGAAATCAATGACGCGGACGAATATATCATCGTCCTCCATCATCTCGACGGTTTCGCCCTCTACCCAGTTATTAGCCGTCATAATCTTAGTTATGGCGGCCGTTACTGGATTGTAGGAAGCAGATCCCGCCTTTGTTAGTATGTGGAACCGGATACGGATCCGGTTATATAGTTTTGTGTTGTCCCCTGCTAGGCTAGGATTGCTAGAGACAAGGGAATAGATTACTGCTGGATATTTGCAGACCTGCGGCGCGCGTAGATGATAGAGATTCGCGCCAATCAGATCCGTCAGATCTGTGTCTGCTCGTAAAGCAGCGATAGCGTTCTTGATCGCGTTGATATCTATCATCCTTTCTTTCCGGCCGCGAGATTATCCGCGATTGCTTTGCGTATCTTTTCTTTTGCGGTCGCCATGCAGGCATCGGCTGTTTGCTGCATAAACGGGATATTTACGCGCGAACTGTATTCCACAACTGCGCCCTCGTTCAAACCGTTGTCCGTCTTGAGATCCGTCGTAATCTTTGCGTACGTGCCAGACTTTGAATACACAATATGAAGGGAATCACGTAAATGAGTTCCTTTTTGTTGATGTTTTTTGTCATGGTCTGGATCGTACGGACAGCGCTTTTTAGTTTCGGCCAAAAGATACTCAGCTGCATCTTGTAGGGCGGTTTTACCGGCTTTGACTGCCGCAGAACCAATATACATCTCAAGTTTAGCAGCAGACCAACGGCTATTACGACTAGTACGGGCAGCCATTTAGACCGCCTCCCTGCACATGATCGTCATATAGGTCTGCTTTGCATCCGGTAAAACGCTGTCAATCTCGTAGACTTTACCTTGATGTAAGATACGACAACGAGGATCGACGATCGAATTATACCGGATATAGATCTTATGCGTGATCTCTGCGGCGTGCTGATCGGCTAACAGGTATTCCCGGCTGGATATCGGCGTTATATCTGCGTAAAGTTCTGCTACTGTGTCCCATCTTTCAACGCAATTCGCTTCATCATCAACAACCGGCCTATTTTTCTGGATCTCGATACGATGCGTGAAACGTCCTAGATTCATCGGTTATCAGCCTCCTGCTTTTTGGAAAGAATATCTTGTAATTCTTCATCCGTTTTATCGCTTGCATTTTGCAGCTGGCCGATAAGCGTTTCAATGACTCTTGAATATTGTTCCGGGTTCGTCATCGTACGTTCCTCGAACAAAGACGCCGTATACATCAACTCAATCATGTCCGCTTTTTTTTGGATATTTGGATCCAGCGCGCATAAGATATCCAGATTGTCTACCGCGCCAACAAGCATAGCGTGCGCGGTATCAATCATGCGAATTAATTCATCGTCAAAAGCAGATGAATCAATTTTAAGATATTCCTTCACGGTTTCAAGCGCGATAGACATTTAAATCAACTCCTGTTAGGCCGTCGTGACCGTATAAGCCTTCATTGCGGCCTTATCGTCAACTACGGCGTCAAAACGCTCGATTGCGCGAATAAGCGTCATATTCTTCGAGAATCCTGCCTGATCGGAAACAGCAAGCTCCAAACCAGCGCGCTCAAAGTAAGCAATGTAATCAAAGAGGCTGCCAACGTAGAACGGAATAGCCTTAGAAGCTGTTGCAAGCGTGCTATTAGGCAGAACAACGATTTCATGACCACGGAACAGATAAGAATCCGGGGCCGTAACATCCGGGACGAGCAGCGGGCGTTTATTGGCGTCGTCAAGTTCAGACATCCATTCCAAACCGTCCTGATTCGTAAAGATCTTGCTGTTTCCGGCATAAGCTGCATCAAGGTCCACATTAAGGGCCTTCGTGAGTCCTTTATAATCCGAAAGTGAAGCCTTTTCGGCGGGCATTTTTGCGAGGATGGCAGCGTTCTCGCCGTTTACGCTCATGCGGGCAAGCTGACGGCCAAGGATAGAGATAAGATCTACATCTGCATCTGCAAGCAGGCTGTTAGATACCGGGATGATAGCGCCGTAATCCTTGATGTTATAGTTAACCTGCGAGAACGTTACATCCTGCTGGCCAACCTCCGAAAGCTCTGTAAATGCTGCAAGCGTTGCCGTCGTATCCGCCAGTGCAGGCATCTTGCCCGTCAGACTGCCAGCCGTGATAACATCGGCGTAATCTTTGAGCTGTACATAAGCCCGGCGATACTCACGCAGGGTTGCAATCTGCTCCTGCGGGACCATCGCGCCGCCTTTTTCCGCCACGCCTTCCTGCTGGCCAATCGTTGCCTCGTTGTAGGCTTTTTCTTCTTCATTCAAGCGGCGGCCGAGCAGGATCTTATTGAAAATTCTGTTCTGCATTTTGCGGTCATTGAGCTTAGCGCCTGCGGCCGGAACAAGATTATCAATAAAATTGAGCTTTTCGGCGTCATCAATGCTTTTTGCCAGCATGTATTCATTGCGGGCTGCGTTGAGTTTGTCAGCAACGTCAGAAGCCTCAGCAATCTTGCCATCCTTCTGCAACTGCTTTGCCTGTGCTGTAAGCTCGTCTACTACTTTCTTGAGTTCATCTGATTTTCTCATGTGTAAATTTCCTTCCTATTATATAGATAGAATTTTGTTATCTCAGATCGTCGCAAGGGCAATCTTGAGTTTTAGAGCCGCTGCGGCGTCAACCTTATCGGCTGGCTCTGGATCCGGCTCTTTTTCGGTCGGGGCTTTTGCAATCTTAATGCCGTCAGGCATCTTATCCAGCGGCTTAAACGAGGATCCGGCGTAAGCAGCGGCGCTTGTCGCGGCCGTGACAGATACATCAAAGAGTTCTGCGGCCTCTGCGCCGGTCAGCCATGTGGATTGCTCAACCATATCATGTATACGGTCAGCAGATACGCCATCTTTCGCGGCCTTGAGATACGTAGACTCTAGGCCGGTTTGCAGCGTGTCAAGCATATCGATAGCGGCCGCAAAATCGTCCGCGTCGCCTGCGCACATGCATGAAGGCTTATGGATCATCAGATACGCATTTTCTGGGATTTCTCGCTTGTCGGCGCTAAAAAATATCTGCGTCGCAATACTGCACGCCCAGCCATCAACGACGGCTTTTGTCGGCCCTTTATGGCGCGCAATCATATTAGAGATCGCTACGCCTGCCGGTACAGATCCGCCGTTACTGTTGATGTATACCGTCAGCGGCTGGTTATCGTCGATCTTGTCCAGCTGTGTTTTAATGTCCTTTGGCCAGACATAACCGTTATCATCCTCGTAAATCCAGTTGCTGTCCGCATCGTCGATAATATCGCCGTAGATGAATAACTCAGCGCTATCGGCGTTATTCTTTACTTTGATCACGATTTAACCTCCTTTCCCGTAGGCTAAACCTACGTCTTGAAGTTTAACATAAGATCCATTCACAACGTGAACGTCTCCATTCTCGCAAGGTTCAAGATCCAGTTTAGAACGGGCCTCGTTAACGGAATAAATGGCGGTTGATACCATTTTCTGTAAAACATCGGCTTGACTCGTTGGATCGCCTCTAAGGATCGTCCAAACATTGAACTTAAAGCCTAAACCTTTACGCTGTTCCTGCGTCGTGAGAAGTTTACGGTTAAATTCCTGCTCATAAAGAGACAAATTATAAAGCAAGGTATTGACATAGAACGAAAGGTTTTGCGCCGCAGAATTTGCGTAACTGGATTTAGAATAATCATTCAAGAAATTGGGCTGGATCCCGAACGCTGCCGCGATCTGTAACGCATTGTATTTCTTGAGTTCATAAAACTGACTATCGGTTAATTTTAAGTCTAATGTCTGGATATCATAGCCGAGAGGCAGCGTAATCATTCGTCCATCTGTTGCCTGTTTACGCAACTGTTTCAGCATGACTTTCTGCTGCTCCCGGGAAAGATCGCCGGTATATTTTATGACGGCGTTTGCTGTTAATCCCTTCTGATATAACTCATTTAGGAACTGCTGACTTGACTTTGACCCAGCCATATTAGTAGCAAGGATTTCACGAACGGATTTGCCCGCTAAACCGCTGCGATCCGTTACCCATGTCTTGACATGCAGAACATCATTGGGGTCAATCCAGTAAGATTTCCCTGATTTTGTGTCGGTAAAATGATAGTAATATCTACGATTCGTGAAAATATCCGTATTATCTATATAGATCTGTACACATGTTGGATCTAGTGGATAGATACCAGTTATACGTGAGTTTTTGCGCGCGACATATGCATAGGCATTGCCGTAATGATTACGGCAAAACTCTAGGTACGTAAAGAACTGAACCGGCGTATAAATATCGTTGGGCGAAACGCTGAGAAACGGCGTCGTTTCGTGGTTTGTGATCCTTTTCTTGTCCTCAGACATAAGGTAAATAGGCATCTTGCCCAGCGATTCCGAAAGAGTTTTTAAGCATGTAAAATACGTGATTTCCGACAAGTCAGAACCGTATGTTTTCCCCGAAACAGAAAACATATCATTGATAGCAGACAGCGTGATTGTACCGGTTTCTTTTTCGCCGGTAAATACGTTTCTGATCTTTGTTATAAGATTGAACTTCGTACTTTCTCCCCCCTTTCCTTACTCGTCATTGAATGATGATAACCATATATCAAGCGCTTCTTGTCCTTCTGCTGCATTATCATTTTTATTATCTTTATGGCTAAAATACAAAGCCCATGCATCTATGATGGCATCAATCGGGTCAATACGGTCGGTCTGCGTCATCTTATCGATCTTTGTTTCCCCGAAAGAATTTGGTTCCGAAAGAATCGCATTGCTGGCAGACCACGAAAGAAGCGCGTTATTTTTGTCGTACTGGATTTGTTGTGCCTTGACGGTCAAAGCAAAGTCAGCCGTGGGGTCATTTAGGGATCTTGCAGACTGTCTTATTTCTGTCAGATCACAATCTAGAATTTCATCAAGGTCTGAAAGAAAAGCAGCGGCATTGTGGGAATCATATCCACAACCTACGATCTTGATATCATACTGCGTAATCAATTTCTTGAGATCTGCGATGATATATTTATAATCGGTCTTGATTCCATACATGCCGCTTGTGAGTGTTATCAAACCTTGCTGCTTCCAGACGCCATAAGGCTGCGAATCTGTTTTTATGTGTTCTTCCAACCTTAAAGCAGGCATATAACTATGACTCCAGATGTAAACAAGACCGTTATATAGAGGAAAAACAAGGGCGATAGAAGTTAAATCGCCGCCGCTAGATAAGTCGATACCTAAATATGCAGATTGTCCTTGCATATCAGCGATTGTTTTATCTGTGCCACAATTCTTCCACGCGGCTAAGTCTAGCAAAGATCCGCCTGTATATTCTACCCATGCATCAAGGGTTTTCGTCTCAAAATTAACAAGATCCTCGCCGCCTTTTTCTTTCGCGTCTATTGCTTTTGCGGCCACGATCGCTATTTTCTGCTCGTCTCGTTCCGTGTCGTTCTTCCAAAGTTTTAAAGGGTTCGCTTTCATCCATGTTTCTGGATTCCAGATATCATCCTCTTTATCTGGTTCTGCAATATAGATAAACAAGCTGTCTTTTTGGACAACTCCCTCTAGCACTTTCTTGCAAAAATCATACTGCTTTTTACAGGGGCCGGAAAGGTTAAAACCTGCGGTTGTTATCGCGATCGTTAAAGCATTAAAAACATTGTCTTGTCCGTCAAGCATTAATTTATACATTTGATCTGTTGGATGGGCATGATATTCATCGACAATAGCTAAAATAGTTCTAAATCCGTCCGCGCTTTTTGTGTCGCGGCCAATCGCTTTTACGATGGATCCTGTTACTTTTGATTTAATACTATGCTCATATTTTTTGATTGTATACAGCTCAGATAAATCATGATCTGATTCGATAAATTTTGCAATTTCGTCAAAAACAATATTAGCCTGTTCCTGTTTTGTCGCCGTACAAAAAATACGTCCATATTGATAACCGCCGAACGTCGCGAAATCATTTGCGAGGATTCCGCACAAGAACGACTTGCCATTTTGGCGCCCCATCTGGACGTAAGCCTCACGATATTTACGGATCTTCGAGCGCTTTTTCCTCCAGCCAAAAAGTGAACCAATAATGAAGTTCTGAAAACCTCTAGTTTTGAGTTTTTTGAGTTCTGCGCCTTCTCCGATCGTTAAGGTATTGGCTATATTTATATGACGTTCTGCTTCTGCGATATCAAAGATCCATTCGGAATCCTTTGCCGCCATATCATCTAGATGGCGTTTACACGCAAGGCGCTCCGATCGTCCCGCAATCCGTTTTCCAGACAAGACAAGTTTAGCGTATTCCGTTGTTCTATCCATCGGTTACGCTTCCTTATCTAAGAATTTCTCGTATTTATTTTTGGGCTTTTCCTGCTTTTGCGGGACAATCAGTTTCAGCCGATCCGTGATAGCTAAACCTAGCTTGCTGCTGCAAGTAAAGATATTTTTGGCGCTTTGGTTAAGAACAGACATATACGGCGACGGCGTGGCGTATCCAGAATCCGTCACATTTACAAGGCCCTCTGTATTCAAGTGCTCTGCCGCGTCAGCGTATCGCGCGTAATTATCGGCGTAAACCGCCAAAACGGAAAGATCGAGATTATCCAGAAAGTCAATCTTACGGGCCTCTGCGATGACTCTATAAAATTCTTCCCCTGCTCTCGGCGTCAACCAGTCGGGGGCTGTCATCTTGTCGGCGTCTGCTTTGATTCGTTGTTCCCCTTCTTCTCTGGTTTCGCGTACTGATTTGTTTATGTGTCCCTTTTGCATACTGATAACTTTTCTCGGTCTACCTGCCAATGTAACAACCTCCCTTTCATTTATAGACTTTTTGCGCGGGAAAACCCCGGACGCATTGACCGTACCCCGTCAGGAAAAACTTTTGTACATACCCCGGGGACGAATACAGCTCAAATATCCCCTCCCAGCGTACGTTGATGGATCTCGAACAATCTTGCTTGCATCTTGTGTTTGCTTTCCTCGCCTTGATCGTACGCCTGATGGATCCATGCGTGTGTGCGATCCGACACAAAGATAATGTTGTCCAGCTGGTACGCTAGATCCGGCCGCTCTGATACAGGTATAATGTGATGTGAAATACGGCCGAACACAATGTTACCTTTAGCGCGCTCAACCTCGTCTAGGTTATTGGCGTGCTGGGCAATAACTTTAGTTAGGGATCGCCAGCGCTTAGTATCGTAGATCTCTCTACGTCCTTGATCTTTGTATTGTTTGTTGTACTCCCGCGTCCGGTCACGCTGGCAAGGGCAGACAGATCCCTGCGGGATGATACGCCCGCAGATGGTACACTTACGGGTTAACATGGAATCATCTCCCCTTACTTATATATGAACCTAAAACTTTTCCTTCATATAATATAGAACGTAAAAAAGATTAACGAAAACGAATCGAATAGTATTTGGCCGCGATCTCCGGGAAGTCATGTGCGAATTGTTCCGCGTACCTTACCGCCGATTTACCTGCAATCTCAACGTACTCTGAGAATGAAAGAGTCTTAATCATGGATGGCTGATTAGCCCATCTAGCTAGAGTTATATACATGCCTCTGTATTTTGATTGCTGATAGTTTTCGTGCCGCATGACGTAGGGGATCGCATGATTATCGAATAGGATCTTGATCCGCTCGAAAGTATTTGCAATGTCATCTTGATCGGTTGAATCAAATGCAGTAAGAACATATAATTTAGGGATCCTGTTGGAATGATTATGCCAGATCTTTAGGCCGTTGATTATATATTTTGAATCTCGTATGTGATCGAAAGCAAAGATATAATCGCCGTAGTATTTTGCGCGCGCCAATACTTCCGCTTTGTCATCTGTCATCAGCCTGATATCCATGCCCTGACGGAACTGAAAGCGCTTGTTTGTTGCCGCCAGCTCGTCAAAAACGGATCTCCAATAAGAATAAGCCAAGATATTATCATCCCACAAATATATCCTCTTGCGATCCGGGTCTAACCACTCTGATATGTGGGAATGGAACCGTATGCCGGGGGATTTTTGATTGACGCAAAAAGAACAGTGACGGAAACATCCTCTTGTTGCAAAGCCAATAGAAAACTCAAGATAGTCCTTGTACTTTGTCGGCTTTTGTCCGGCCGCGATCTGTGAATCTACGTAAGCATCATACAGGTGATAATCTGGCCTTACGTGCTCAATGTCATGTGGTAGAGACTGGATAAATCTATGAGTCTGGATCGTGTATGCTGGATCCGGGTTATCTTGATACGTGGTAAAGCCATCGGGGAATCCTGTACCGCCGATCGTGATATTTTTGCGCGCGATAACATCATCCGGTACTTTTGTGAAATCAAAGACCTTTGCAAGATAGATGTGATCGTATTGATCAAGATCCTCGTCATAAGATCTTACAAGTGTTGTATTATCTCCGATCCGACGATGATAACCAGAGATTTTAAGTAATGCTAGATTGGGATGGCGTGTACCATTATCGAGTAAGTCTGCATCTATGATACCGATATTTTGAGACATATATTGTAAAATCCTTTCTATGAAAAAGCCCCGGATCTCTCCGGGGTTATTGTTGGTTATGGCAAGTTAGTAACGGTTGTGTCGTGCTGCTCTTGCAGCAATTGCCGCGCTGTAAGGATATAATACGGATCCTTTTTCCGGCTGCGGCGCTGGCCGGGACGATATACATAAAGACGATCAATCAAAAGATCTCGCTCGTAATCTGTTTTGCACAACTTATATAAAGCTGTAATCTGATCTTGTGTGTAGTTGTCTGCCGGTTTGGCGAAATAGATCCGCGTATCCATATAGTTATGGTTGGGGACATTATAGTAATAAGTTGATATCATTTTAAATCAACTCCAGATACGATTGTCTCGCTGCTCGTAACAGATCAGAATAGTCAGCCTGCGGGATCCCGAAACGTTTTGCGGCAACAGCCTTACTTAATCCCAGTACATACGATACAAAGAGGATAGAACGATAAGGCTTACACAACTTACGCAGATTATCCTCAATCGTGTCTGCTGCAAGTCTACAATCAATGCTTGTCGTATTAGCAAGCAAATCACGATAATGTTTAAGCTCGTTGATAGCAGCGCTATCTTTTGCGGCCGGGAAATCCGGCTCGTTACGTTGTATAGGAAAATGATGGGAATCAAAATTGCCATCTGTAGAAAAACCACTATGCATTGGTAAAATCATCCTTTATGAAAACTGATTGACTGATCCAAAACCTTGCGTAACTCTTTTTTCGCGGCAACCATATCGTCGTTCGGCAAACCGTCCGCGATTTCCGCGAGATCGAGCAAATGTTTTGCCGCGATACGCTGGACGATATCCTGCGAGAGATCCAAAACATTCTTGAGCGCGAAACATGCTTTGCAGAAACGTTCCGCAAACAAATAGTCGATAGCTTTATCCATGTACTCATCTGCGTAACGCTGTAACTCTGCGTCCTTTTTTGCGCGCTCGATAATGATACGTTCGATGAAATCACGGCTGGATTTCTTGTAACCGTTGTAACCATTGTTGTTGTAATTCTTGTTGTTATAGTTCTTCTTCATTTTTAAAAATCCTTCCTATATATATGGATAAAATTAATGGATGTTACGCGGCGTTGTTGCGGCCTCAATCTCTTTGCGAACCTGATCGATACGCATAACGGTTGCGGCCTGATCCTGTAAGATCTTGTCATGGATTGCCTTGACCTTTTTAAGCTCATGCAAGATGATATACAGGGCTGCTACTGTCGACAAGATCGTCAGGATAACCAATAGGATCAAAAAGTGTATCAT